ATCATAACTTCCGTATGTGGAGGGACTTGATGACAGGAAACTATGAGAGTTATGCTCTACTAAAAGATGACGACCCATTCCAAGAGTGTTATGAATGGTTCTGGACTTCTATTAACTTGGATGAAACTTATCCCAAAGAGTTTCTTGAGTATTTACAGCAGATGGTTGATGATATAGAATCAGGTAAAGTAAAGACATATCCAGTTACTCAAGATATGTTTGATAAACTTGAAGACCTTGTTGGAGATTTAATCAAGGAGGAAGACGATGGGGATGTTTGATTATGTCCGTTCTTCATATAATCTAGGAGAGCAGTTCACAAACGTAGAGTGTCAGACAAAAGAGATAGAAGAATGTTATAGTGGCACGATGTCTCACTTCTGGATAGATCCTGCTGGTTATTTGTGGTGTGGTGATTATAAAGGAACATCAACCTTTGAGATTATTGAAAAGGACGATCCACGATATGATCCAAAGCATTTATTTTTAAACTACGAATGGATACCTACAGGACAACATGGTAGGTATCATGTTCATCCTATTACAAAATATGTGGAGATCTACCCTGCTACTTGGGTCGGACACTATGATGATTGGCCCCGTTGTAGAATCCACTTCAAGTGTGGTAGAGTGGTTGAGTATGAGACCTTGACAAGAAAATGACCGAACTTACATTACTTACACTTTTGAATTTTGTTGCGGGTGATTTCTGTTCTGCCAGAGATCAAGGTATGGACACTCTTAAATCTGTGTTGATTGCATACTCTAAGGCAAATGATAGGTTTGGTGGTAGTAAAGTTCGTGCTGTGATTAACAAAGCTCCTGCGATTGAAGTTACTGCTCTTGCTGTTGTTGCAACCAAATGTCCCAATCTTTTATGATCAATACCGAACTATTCCCATACGAAACATTCCCTATTCGCCTTGAGTTTGGTGAGAAGAAGAACACTACAATCTGCCACTTTCAATGTCAAGAACACCTTGACAAATACCTAGAAAGGTCTAAACTGGATAAGAGAACTATTAAACTTGATTATCGTGATGGAGAACCCGTTGTACGCAGTAAAAAACACAAGAGAGACGTGGAGCAAAAGTCTGAACCAAAAAGTAACAGAGGTTCAAGTACAGTTCGCAAGCGAAAACCCCGCGTGGATTCCACTAGAAACACTGCTGGCACTACAAAACGTAAAAAATGACCTCCAAAATTAATCTTATTCTTGCTCTCCAACAAGTAGAGAACATTGGTAATCTTGTGCGAGAGAATAACTATGAGGCATTTTTTACTTCACATCTACTGCCCATCAAGTTTGAAATTGAACGACAAATAGCATTACAAAATAATGGAAAAGAAACTATATGATGACTGCTTCTTCGTTGAAGAGAAGAAGTACGGTCTTTGGAGTTCATTTGATAAAGAAGGCGAAGGATTGATTACTGCACTTACTGAAGAAGAATGTGTCAAAGGAACGCGATTTTATCTGAAGGGGTTGCAAGATGGTTGGGGTGATTCTTCTGTTAAATATGATGGAACTGTTGGTGGAAAACTTTAGTCTTGACATCACATAAAGTTTCTGTTAAATTAGACAATATTTGTTTCTCCAAATGAAATCCAGAAGAACTGAAATAAAAAACGGAGATGAAGTGGTTTTTTTAGGAAAACCGCAATCATGGTCCACTATTTCTGATTATGGTATTATGAAAGAGGGGGAAGCATATGTTGTCCATTTTTCAACACCATCTCAAATTTCTATAGTTGGTGTTCCTGGATTACATGACAAATCGCTATTTAAAAGGATATGACATTACGCACATTTGTTGATAAAAATGGTAACACTTGGGAATGGAATGAAACTCCCGAAGTCATTGCCGCAGTCAAAAAACTAGCAGAGTATGCGGGTAACTATCCTGGACCTCTTTATGCTCCACATCCACATTTAAAAAATGAAACTACGATTGACACAAAAACAACAGATGTGGGCTAATATCTTTCAATGTGCTGTTGAAAGATCTAATATTTACTTTGAAGAGAAAGACCTAGATAGACATGCACGAGAGCACACAACTGTCGTGTTAGCACTACAAAAAGGTGAACAATTTTGGAAAGAACTTCTGTAGAACATCCCTATCATGTTCTTGATCCAACTACTCCATGGTATGAATGGATGTCATATCTGGAATGTTGTTACAGTTTGCAAATAAAACCTAGCATGAATAGATTTCTTGCATACAATAGATACTATAATTCTGTTGTAAACAAATGAATTTATTTCACTGGTTCTTTGCTCCCACAGAAAGAGAAATATGTGAAGAGATTGATATGTATTCAATTCTTCTGAATATGCAAGATAGGATAGAAAAGTTAGAACTAGAAAATATAGAACTAACTAATGCTTTGTATGAATCTGAAAACAGACTGCAAGCACAGATTGACAATATACATCCAGTAGTTTACAATTTACAAGACTTTACATTAGAAAAATGACCTATTCCGTTACTCTTCGTTCTCCTGATGGAACTGAAAATGTAATTCAATGCCAAGAAGATCAGTATATTCTTGAGGCAGCAGAAGAAGCAGGTATTGATCTTCCTTCATCGTGCCGTGCAGGTGCTTGTTCTGCTTGTGCTGGCAAACTTATTTCTGGTACTGTTGATAATGAGGAGCAATCGTTCCTTGATGATGACCAACTCGCTGATGGTTGGGTGCTGACTTGTGTTGCATATCCCACCAGCGACTGTGTAATTTTAACTGAGCAAGAAGAAAACCTCTGATGTACGAATTAGATGACTTTGAGAGAGCTCTTGCCCACTTTGGAACGCGGGTGGATATCATCATTGCTCTTGAAATGGGAGGAAAAATTGATGGTGTTGCCGCTTATAAAGAAATCAAAGCAGAACTTAAAGAACTCAAAAAAGCAAAAAAACAATACGGTAAGGACCTGTAGTAAATGTAATTTGGAGAAACCCCTTGACGAGCACCACTTCCAGGTGGTAAAATACTTCCGTGATGGGTTCTCCTATTACTGCCACGAGTGCTCCAAACCTAAACCTAGGGATTGATTATGACTGACTTTGATTACAAAAAGTATTCTCTTGATAAACTTGAAACGTGGATGCGTGATGCTTTGACTGCTGCTGAGGCATCACCAAAAGAAATATATGATGTTATCAGAGGTGTGGTACATGAAGAATACCATTACTTCAAGCACCAAACTGGTCGTTGTTATGAACTTTTAGCACTTCTAGGTGGAACTAATAATCTCCAAGAACAAGTAAAAGCACAGGGAGAACTCTGGGAAAAAGAGGATGCGATTCTTTCTTGTGACAAAGATGATGAGTCACCTGAATGTAAAAGTGCTTGGGATGATTTTTGGAACGATGTAGACGAAAAGCACAGTCGTGAATATAACCTGCGTGAAGCAGAGTATTATAATCAACGAGCAAAACTTGATGCTGAGTTTGAGAAAGTCAAAGCAGCAGGTGGATATGAATGGACACCTGCAACACCTAAAGATAAAGTGGTTAAGTGGCAACTTCCTGTTGAGATTGATGGAACAAGTGGAGAATATTATATCCAGTTCCCCGATGACTTGATGGAAGCAGCAAATATTGAAGAAAATGATACGGTAGAGTGGGTAGATCAGGGTGATGGTTCTTATCTGCTGAAGAAAGTATAATGTATACAATCAAACTTCTTGCTCCTTTTCTGATGGGAGTATGTGCAAATAACTTCCTAGAAGGTCAGGGTGAGTATTGCAACCCTAGACAATCCAAACCAAATGTAGTAAGATACTATGAACCTGGAAAATCCTGTTACAAGAATGGGATTTTCTATGAAAAATGTGAAAACAGTCCTGAAGTTAGGTATTGACAAAAAATGATTAACAACTTTTTGATTGCTGCGGCAGTTACTATTCCCACCACTCCATATTGTGCTCCCATTCTTGCAAAGGGAGATGTTGAGTCACCTATTCCTGCAGTCTCTGCACCTTTTGGTGGTATGACTTCTGCTCTTGGAAGTTATGATGGTCCCCCATCTATGGCAGTGACTGTTGTAGCAACTCCCAATGCTATTACTTGTCGTCAACGAGCACGGGCAAAGTATTTTGAACTGGGTGCTACTGATATGTCTAAGGATACTGAGAACGCACAATGGGGAACCTTCGGTAACATTCAATCACTTGTGTGGTGTCGTGGTCCTGAGGCAGTGATTTCTGTTGCTGGTCGCAGTTTTGATGCTGCTGTAGAAATTAAAGACGAACTTAAGAAGGCATTTTGATTATGGCACTCTCTGAATCAGTTGAAACAAGTTTGAAAGAAGCAGAAGCAAGTTTGCGTAATGCACTTGCATATGCTGCACGTCAAGAACGTCCGATGGTTTGTAGCGTAATTGCTGATCTCATAACACGAATTGAATCACTACAAGCAACAGATTCTATTCTTGATAAACTGGAAAGCAGAAAACCAGGTGATAGTGGTATGTTTGGAAACTTCTTTCAAGATAACGGTTAAGAAATATTACTACAGTCTAAAGACAATATTAAGAAACACAACATTTCACTTAAATACTGTTAGGATACTCTCATAATCACGGGAGCACAACAATGACTCTTCCATCCAAAGGAAACAATAATCTTACAGATGATGAGTGGTATGAAATGGATGCACTTAGAAAAGTCATCAATCAACGTCCACAAGCAGTTGTTCCTGAAAAGATGGAAAAGTTTACCGAATACTTGGTGCGAAGTTTGAGAGAAAGAGGTGGTTGATTTCTGGGGAGGTGTAAAAAACCTCCCCTTTTTTGTTTGAATTAAAGTTAGGATCGTCCAAAGTGTACCAGTAGTATAAGCACAACTTTCAAATGGCAACACGCTCTCGCATCGGTCTTGAACTTTCTGATGGTTCTGTTCTGTCTGCATATGCACACTGGGATGGTTATCCTGAGTGGATGGGTCGTATTCTTCGCACTCATTACAACAGCAAAGATGCTGCTGCAGAACTGATTGATGGTGGAGATATGAGTTCTCCCTGGACTAATGCTGGTTGGAATAATGAAACCCGCCAACAAGGTCCTCTTTATTATTCTGAGCGTGGTGAAGAATCTTCCCCTCGTCTTGATGCTGACCTCTGTGAGTATCTGCTCCCCGACAATAGTGAAGAGTTTGCATATGTGTTCCGCAACGGTGAATGGGTGTGCTATAATCTGAATAAGTTTGATGATACCAAACTTCCCGAAGTCGTTTCTATTCCTAGTGGAGCATTGATGGCATGATTACTACAATTATGGCAGGTTTTGCCTTTGGTTATTGCATCGCAGACATTATTATCACTTATCGTGCAAACAAACGTCTGAATGAAGATCTCAAACAAATGATCAATCAGGAACTAAACAAATGAAAACTTCTACTGCTGTCGGTGTTATTTTTGCTGCGATTGTTATCGTAACTGCAAGTGTTTTATTTGAGGCATGGTTGCTTGGACTAATCCTGTCATGGTTTAATGTATCCTTGACCTTCTGGCAGAACCTTGCTATTATTGTTCTTGCTAACATGATCTTCAAAAACTCTGGGAGTTCATCTAAGTGAATCGCAAGTACATTGCCGCTGGACTGATTAGTTTTTCTGCCATCGTTGGTTGGAATGTCTTTCTGATCCAGCGTGATCATAGAATGTTTGACGCTTACTATCGCCAACAAGCAATAGAAAATCTAAAACATCCACCGAGTTCTGATATTACATATTCTCCGAAAGAGAGATTCTGTCAGTCTCAAGCAAAGTGGCATCCTGATTGCAACTTAGAATGATAGAGTTTTTTATCATTTCGGCAGCATTTGGATGGATGTTTTTTGTACTATTCTCCAAACATTTTGATTACTTAGACGAGCATAAGAAAAATGATTCCTCAACGCATCCGAGAACTGATTATGAACGCTGAACGTGAAAAGATTGCCTATGAGTTTTGGGTAGAGATTGAACGTCTTGCTGCTGAACAAGAAGTGACTGTTGATTATTATCTTGCGGAGTTTTACTGATGACTTTTATTCTTGGTGTTGGAGTTGGTGTGCTGATTACAGTAGGATTTGCACTCCTATCTGTGGCATCTGATGCTGATGATACGATTGACAATAACACCGATTTTCGTTAAACTTGAGAGGTAAATTACACAAACAAATGGCACAAAAGTTTCTTTACATCGTTGATCATTACATCCCTTTTCCCTCTAGTGAATATGGCGGAATCTGGAATGTAGTTGCAGAACATGATGACGAATGTTTTGACCTTATCTCAGCAGGAGATGAAGATGGTTTTTATAATGAGTATTATAAAGTTCTTCGTGAGAATATCCTAAATGCACGGAAGTTTGCTCTTGCTGAAGATGTAGAGTCTTTTGTTGTTGAGGAGTTTACTACCTGATATGACCCAAAACGTGGAGCATGGAAACAATATGATTGCTGATCTTAAAAATCAGTATCAAGATCGTATCAACTATCTTCAGCAAAAGATTACGGAGCAACAACATGAAATCTTGCAACTCCAAGAACAAATCAAATACATGTCAAAAGATAGATTTTACGATTGCTGAGTTTCCACATAAAGCACCGAAAGATTATAGTTATGAGTTTGAGGAGTACAAACGTGGCGTGGTTTCTATTTGGTTACGCTGTCATCGCAAGTTTGACTACAATAATGGTGCTTCAACCAGAACTATTTGGGGATTTTATAAATCCAAAACCAGGGAATACTATGCCCCAGTCAATAGTAAGACCATCGGTGCTTGTGTAAATATCAAGGATACGCGGAATTATACCGCAATGCCTATCAAACAAACTCCATTGGAGGCAGCGTTTGTATGACATATGAACCACAAATAAATGATTATGTTGTATGGAACAATGGAAAGGGAGTTGAGGGTTGGGTTTATTTCAAGTGTGAAGAATATATTACCATTGAACATAGTGTTCGCCCTAAAGATGAAGTCAACCTTGTGTGCTGTCCAATTCACAGAAATGAAAGATTACTTGTGATTTGTTATAAAGAACAATGGAACCAATTAGAGTACGTTAAGTCCCGATCATCAATCTATGAAGAAACAAAAAAATGCTTGGCGATTGCTTGCTAAAGCATTGGGAGAAAAGGCAAGTAAAAATGATAAAGAGGCGGATAGGGTAGCACTTATCCGCCTTGTGATGTTTCTATCCATCTTTATCACTAACTGCTTCATTGTAGCAAATGCTATTCGCCACTGGAATGATGAACCACAGATATACTTTGTCATTGATGGAAGTTATGTTGTACCAAACAATGATGAGGTATTAAAGTTAGGATCGCCTAAAGTGTTTTAGTAATGTAAGCACACAATTTATGGACTCCTACGACGACATCCAAATTGAAGAACTGCAAAACTTTGATTTTGTTGCTGAAGATTTGGCAGATTTGATTGATGAAGACAACAAGTTCAACATCAATGAATACATCAACGGCAACTACGATTACTGATAGACAGTTCTGAAACTGTCCACCAAATCCCCCACACTGACCAAAAATCCTTTATTATTCTCAAATGACTGAAAACATCCCTAACGTGCTGCCCCACATTCAAGAACTGAAAGATGCCTGGAGGAAGCAAGATTTCAATTTCACTAAGCAACAACAGGAAGAATATGACCTGCTGATTGCTACTCGCCGCGAACGTGTCAAGCAGTTCTATGCTGAAGGTCGCGTCTTCAAGGGTTCCTATAAAGCAAAGGAAGAGGAGTTCTAAATACTAAAAAGTAGTGTTCAGATAACAATGAAATCATTTCAGGAGTTTGTATTGATTGCTGAAGCAGCATATGATAAAGAAGTTATGTCATCTTCCCAGATTCGCAAGACTGGTGAAGGTGGACGTATTGGTGCTGAGCGTAAGAAATCAACTCCTGAAAGACGCAGAATGAAAGCAGTTGGTGGTGGTAAAACAGAACCAGTCCAATATAAACCACGCAAGGATATTGGACAACAGCGTAGTTCTGAAACTAGAACACAACAACCAACACAAGAGCGTGGATCTGCTAGAGAGAGACAATTAGCAGCAGCAAAAGAAGAAAGAAGAAAAGCAGCACAAGCAAGGGCAGCAGCAAAGAAAGGTGGCGGATCTGCACCAGCAGCATCTAAACCAACAGGAAGAGAAGCAGAGAAAGCAGCATCTAAACTACTTTCTAAGAAGAAACCAGCAGCAAAACCTGCAGCAGGATATACTCCACACAAAGCATCTGGTTATTCTCATCAAGAGAGACAAAAAGTTACTAAGGCAGGTGAAAGAATGTTGAGAGGTATAATGAAGCAGCAAGAGACTGACAAGTATAAGAAAGCAACAGGTGAAGCACCTAAGGGTAAAGCAAAAACCAAGATTCTTGGATATGTAGAAAAACGAATGGCAAATTGAACAATGAGATTTAAAGTAACTTACACTGTTCCTTTTAGTCCTAATCCTGATTTGAGGACAGAAGTATTTGAAGAAGAGATTTCTTGCACTGATCCTAAGACTGCAAGAAAAAAGATTTATGAAAAGCACCCAAATGCTTCAATTTCTTCTATGGTTCAAATATCTTTCTTCTGACACTTTCTGGCAATTAAAGTTAGGATCGTCCAAAGTGTACCAGTAGTATGACTGATGCCTTCGCTATGGACCGAATTGAAATCCAACGCAAACTCTATGATGCTCGCAACGAGTATCTGAAAGCAAAGAAATCTGTAGAGTTTTGGACTCGTGAAATCTCTTTTCTGAAAGAGTGTGAAGACAACCTCAATAAAGGTCGCACTGATGGTTGGTTGTTCCGTGAAATGTTTGGAGATACTCCACTCGCAGAAGAAGTCTACGGCGGTTGATTGACTGCCACTAGCACCCTCTAGAATCCCCTAGAAGGGTGCTATTCTTGTCTTTAGATACCAAACCACTGAGAAAGATGAATTATATTCAGATCCCCGATTTTGTGTTTGATAGCATCATCAACAACCTGCAGAGAGGTTATGATGTGTGTGCTGGAGTTGATTACTCTTCTGAAGAAATGGAGAAGTCTTCAGAGTTTGCAACTGGATATAGTCGTGCTACAATAGCAAGTGTACTTGAAGACCTTAAGCGATACAAACAGACTGTGAATTAAAGTTAGGATCGTCCAAACTGTCCCTATAGTATGAGCACCAACCACATGAACATTCAACTTCGCCCTCACCAAGAACGCGGTGTTGCTGCTATGGCAGAGCACAACAAAGGTCAGATCATTGTGCCTACTGGTGGTGGCAAGACTCTCAAGATGATCTATGATGCTCTGCGCGAGTTGCAGTCTGAAACTCCCCAGACCATTGTTGTTGTTGCTCCTCGTATCTTGCTGGCAGAGCAACTCTCTAGTGAGTTCCTTGAGTTCATCACTAATGCTGAAGTCTTCCACGTTCACAGTGGCGAAACTCACCACGAGTCTTCTACTCGCCCTCAAGAGATTCGCAACTGGGTTGATGCTAACGCTGGCAATCATCGCCTGATTGTAACCACCTACAACTCTCTGTCGCGTCTTCAAGTGGCAGAGATTGATGTGGATACCATCTACTTTGATGAGGCACATAACTCTGTTCAGCGTCACTTTTTCCCTGCAACTGAGCACTTCTCTGCTAACGCACGTCGCGCATACTTCTTCACTGCCACTCCGAAACATTCCCTCGCAGTTGGCAAACCAGGCATGAATGATGCTGCTGTTTATGGTCAGGTAATCTGCAAAGTTCCTGCTCCTGAGTTGGTTGAAGGTGGTTACATTGTTCCCCCTAAAGTGATCGTCAAGCAACTTGCTATGGTGACTGGCAAGCAGACCAACTTTGACCGCGATTCGGAGAATCTGCTGGAAACGATTGACGACAACAAGGTTGGCAAGATTCTGATTTGCGCTAAAGCAACCAAGCAGATTGTCTCGCTGGTGACTGAAACTGATTTCTGCTTCCAGTTGGAGTGTCGCGGTTATTCTTGGATGTACATTACTGCCAAGACGGGTGCAGTTATTGATGGTCAGAAGGTCAATCGTGAGGTGTTCTTCGACACTCTCTCTGCCTGGGGCAAGGATAACTCCAAGAAGTTTGTGGTTCTTCACCACTCCATCCTCGCAGAAGGTATCAACGTCAGCGGTCTGGAAGCAGTATTGTTCCTCCGCAATATGGACTTCATTGGTATCTCTCAGACCATCGGACGTTGCATCCGACTTCATCACGATGATGCCAAAGGTATGCGCGATGGGACTATCCAACCTGGCAACCTGAGTCAGTATAGCAAATCGTTCGGTCTTGTGTGTATCCCTGTGTACTCCAAGGTTGGTATTGCTACTGCCCGCAGTGTGCAGTCGGTTGTTGATACGATCTTTGTTCAGGGCGAACCTGCCATCTCCACCGTGAGGCGGTGAGTCTCACAGTAGACTCAAGTGCTGGTCAGGGGTCAAACCCTGATTTTTTTGCAATTCTACCTGGAGGGTGTCATAGGTCATCCGCCGCAACAAAAACGACGATTTTTTGGAAAGTGTAACGCTATGGAAGGATTTATTGTTGGTAAGGGTCACTATGCTGCCATACCTTATGGTAAGCAACTGATGATCATTCACAACGGTCAGCAACTCAAAGTGTGTAGGACCGAAGCATCAGCAAGAAAGTTCATTGATGACCACAAAAAAGGTAAATCAATGGGCAAACTTCCATTGGATTAAAGTTAGGATCGTCTAAAGTGTTTTATTATTAGAACAATTCTAATTTTATGTTTGATCATATTTTTGAAGACGGATCTCTCCAGGATTATATCAATCAAAACGCACAAGATCCTTGGATTGGTACATCTTTTCAAGGTTATGTTTTTATGTCACCCAAACAAAAAGGCGAGTTTGGTGAACGATTTGTGTCCAAATACTTTGAAGAGAAACAACATCAAGTGAAGAGGGCAAAAACATCAACCGCTGGACACGATAGAGTCATTGATGATATACTTGTAGAGATTAAGTTTTCTCTTGCCACCCGCGACAAAAAAGGTGGAGTAAAGGAGAATCAGTTTATCATCAACCACGTTTCTAGAGATAAAGATTGGGAAAGACTTGTGTTTTTTGGTATTAACTCAACTGAAGAAAATTCTTGTTTGTTTTGGTTCGCAAAAGAGGATTTTATTGAACATCTGAAAAGTGATGATTGCCTTTTTGCACCACAGCAAGGTGGTAAATCTATTGGTAATGATGATTATATCTGCACAAAGATCGATAAATTAAAGTGTATGTCCTTTGTTAAAACTATAGACCAATGGTAAATCTATTTCACGGCGATTGCCTAGACATTCTACCAACACTTTCTGATAAATGTGTTGATATGGTGATGGTAGATTTGCCATATGGAACAACTGCCTGTAAGTGGGATTCTATCATTCCACTAGAAAAACTGTGGGAGCAGTATAATAGAATCTGCAAGGAAGATGGGGCAATGGTATTCACTGCAGCGCAACCATTTACGACTATACTTGCTGCCTCTAATCTTGAAAACTTTCGATATGAATGGATTTGGGAAAAACCGCAAGGAACTAATCCTATGAACGCAAAAGTGATGCCATTAAAGTCTCACGAAAACATTTTAGTATTTTATCGCAAGAAACCCACATATAATCCTCAAATGTGGTACTCAACTCCTTACAGTGGTTTCTCATCAGATACTAGCAAGATTGGTGAAGTTTATGGTAGTGCAAAGAGCAAACATCGAGATAATCCAGATGGATCAAGATACCCAAAAACAGTATTACGCTTCAAACAGGAAAAGGGATTGCATCCTACACAAAAACCAGTGGATTTGGTAGAGTATTTGATTAAAACATATACTAACGAAGGTGATATGGTTCTTGATAATACGATGGGATCTGGTACAACTGGTGTTGCTTGTATGAATACGAATAGGAATTTCATTGGTATTGAGAGTGACGCTGAATACTTCAAAATAGCAGAAGAACGTCTAAACAATCCACTGCTAAATGCTCTGAATTAAAGTTACTCACCTCTGAAGTGTCTTAGTAATGGAATGAGATGCGCCATAAAGACACTCAACTTACAAACTTCAATCGGACTAATACAAATGACTCAACAATTTGTTAAGCAGGTTATTGAAGGTTGCACTGCTGGTCTTCCTGCCCAGATCAAGTATTACACTCAGTACAACCAACCCGTTAAAGTCATTGATGATACCCTCTCTGAGGTCATCGGTGCTATCATCAACGACACCCTTTGTGGTGGCACTGGTGGTGGTGGATGGGATGCTTGTGACGGGGGAGAGAGTAAGAACTCTTCTCACGTTCAATCTAAGTTCTGTGCTAATTGTGGCAAGAAAGTTTCTTTCTTTGCTGAGAATTGCCCTCACTGTGACAGCAACTCTTTCAAGGCAACCAAAGCACAAAAGAACACAAAGCAAACTAATCCCCGCGATGGTCGCTGGGGTATCAGTGCCAAGTCGCACTTTCAGTATAAGGAAGAACTGAAAGAGTATCGTTTGTCTCTGGTTGAACCGCTGATTGATGATCCTAAGTGTCGTCAATTCCGTTTCACTTACTGGACTCTTGATAAGAACAGTGAGCACCTGGATCTTTATGCTCAAGCACAGTTGGATAGTGATAAGTCTAATCACATCAATTTCCAACCCTATGGTGTTGACTTCTACCTCAGTCTTCCTGTAATGAAGTTCACTGGTGTGCTCACTGTGCATGAAGATCGTACAGAGTTTGACTTTGATTTCTTTGATCTTGATAACACAACTCCAGTGGAGATTCCTGCCAAGTTTGCTTGCAAAGATTCTAAATCTGTGATAGAATCTAAGAACTTCGGTAAGGAACGTGGCGAATGGGTGAGGAACTGATTTACAAGAATCAAGACTGTATTGAGTTTCTCCAATCGTTAGAAAGTAGGTCCGTAGATCTAATCTGTACGGACCCACCTTACTATCGTGTTGTCAACGATGAGTGGGATAATCAGTGGTTCACTATAGACCAATACTATGAATGGTGTGAGCAGTGGATCACTGAGTTGGGCAGAGTTGCAAAGTGGGGTTGTAGTTTTTGGTTGTTCGGTTTCCCACAACAACTCTGCCACCTTTTGCCTGTGATTGAACGTGCGGGATTCACATTCCGCCAGCAGATTGTAGTGAACAAGGGGATGCAAGCAGTTGCAGGTAGGACAAGTGATAAACTTAAAATGTTCCCTACTGCCACTGAATCCATCTTCTTTTTTCACTATGAAGCACGGGATCATATCCGTGATTTGTTACAGGCAGAGCGTAAAAGATTGGGGTGGAAAGGTTGCGACGTGAATGGATTTCTTGGCAAAGCAACAACAGGTGGTGGCACATTTGCTTGCATTGCATCCGAAAAGAAACCACGGGAGCATAGAGTCTACCCTACCAGAGATGACTGGACTAAGTTACAGGAAGTGATGAATCTTCCTGAGTATGATGATCTGGTCTACACATTTAACTTACAGCGAGGACTGACAGATGTGTGGGATGATATCAACTTCTATGATCGCAAGGTTGAGAAGTTCCACAGCACACAGAAACCTATTCCACTGATGGAAAGATTAGTGCTCACATCATCTAAACCAGGGCAAACAGTTCTTGACATTTTCGGTGGGTCAGGTTCTACTGGTGTTGCTTGCAAATTGCACGGAAGAAAGTTCGTTGGTTGTGAGGTTGATGAGACATATTATCAGAAATCACTACAACGAATTGAGGACACACAAAAGCAACCTGAACCAACCAATTTCTTTTGAATTAAAGTTAGGATCGCCCAAAGTGTCCTAGTAGTGTAGTTCATAAGGTCTGTATGACCCGCAACCGCAAGCAAACCGTAAATGTTGTTGCTGAAGTGAAAGTTCCTGAGGTTCTCATCACTCGTCAGCAATATATTCAAGACATCAAGGTTCGTTGGCAAATCCATCAAATTGAAGTCAAACATTTGGTGGAAGATGTAAAGAAAGCAGTGAATGTTTGCTCTCCTTACATTCAGAAAACACTGGATTATTCTATTAGTCGTTATCAGGAAATCCGTGCTCGATTCGTCACAGTTTGATAACTGTACTATGGGCACCTGCTTTATAGCAGGTGCCTTTTTTAATTGAATTAAAGTTAGGATCGCCCAAAGTGTCCTAGTAGTATGACTGCCAAGCAAATGCAAAACAAGCACCTAGAGCATCCCGAAGATTGTATCCTAACTGGTGATCTTTCGGTTCTTGATTGGTTCTCTGAGGTAGAATCTACCATCAGTGTGAAGATGGATGGTGCGCCTGCTATTGTGTGGGGCACAAATCCTCAGAATGGTAAGTTTTTTGTCTGCACGAAAGCAGCATTTAACAAGAAAAAGATTCGCCTATGTTATAACGAGGATGACATCTTCACCCATTTCGGTGGACAACCTCGCGTAACGCAAATCCTCATCTTCTGCCTGGATTTCCTGCCACGCACTAAACAAGTGCTGCAAGGTGATTGGATTGGTTTTGGTAGTGGGTTGGATACATTTACGCCCAACACGATTACCTACAAGTTCCCTGCGCCAGTTCGTCAGGACATTATCATTGCTCCACACACAATTTACAGTGGTGCTGATGACATCCGTGAGATGACTGCTGCTCCTTTGATGAGCAAACTGATCAGCACTAAGCACTGCCTGTTTGTGCAACCTGAGGTGGAACTGAACCCTTATCGTGAAGATTTGGAGGATGTGTGTAAGTTTGCCAAGCAAATGTCCACTCTGTGTGACTTTGTAACGCCAAACAAAGCAACACAAATCAAAAAAGAGATCAATGCCTGCATCCGTGAGCAACGGACCATCTGTGAGGATGAAATTGCAGAAAAATGTGATTGTGACATCAACCTGATCCGTTTGTGGAAGTTGGTTGCATCTATCAAGGAAGATATGTTCCTGTTCATTCACGAAAGGGATGATATTGAGTGCTACCTGTGGGATGTTCAAGGTTTCCACGAAGGTTATGTGATTTCCAACAAGTATGGGACACATAAAGTAGTGGACCGTGAGGTATTCTCCCATGCCAACTTCACAATGGCAAAGAATTGGGGTTGAATTAAAGTTAGGATCGTCCAAAGTGTTCTAGTAGTATGACAACCACAACTTTCGCTGAATACGCTGCCCAGCAAGAGGCACGAAACAACATCGCTAATGCTGTTCTAGCACACACTTTTGCATTGTGTGAAGCATTGCGTCACAATGGACCTGATGGTTATGACTTCTACCCAGAAACGGGTCGTAAGTATCACAAACTCGTGATGGTTGATAGTGGCGGTGGACGCAGTGTTCATGCTTTTGTAGACAAGAAGACTGGCGAGGTTTATAAGTCTGCCAGTTGGAAGTCTCCTGCCAAAGGTGTACGTTATGACCTGCGAATCATAGAGCAACGTGAATGGTTGCTGCAACATGCTGACTGGGCGGGCGGTTATTTGTATGCAAAATGATTTGCGTTTAGCATCAACAATCAAACTCTTTAATTCACCTCCAGTTGAGAAAAGGCGGTGCAATCCTAGATTAAAGAGTAGCGAACAAACTTTGTCTGAAATGATCAAATCTTTGAAATCTGGATACAAAACAAATGACTGACTACCAACAAGAAATTAAAGACCTGACAGTAACACGATCTCTTCGTCTGTTGCGTGATGGTTTCAAGAGTGATTTTGCCACCTTTGCATATGCTGATGAGCGAATGACCACACTTCTAGCAGAACTTGCAACTGAGTTCGTTGATACTAACATTCCGATTGTTGATGAGGATGTTGAGGTTGACCTGGCAATGATGCTGATTGAATCTGTTGACATTATCGCACGATGAAGTACAGTAAAGAACAACTAATTGAAGCACTTTACAGTGAGTATGTGTTTCTTTGCCATGATGACTTTGACCCTGATGTTGATGCAACCCCAGAAGAATACCTGGAGATGCTAAATGAAATGTCAGAAAATGAGTTGATCAAAGAGATGAATGTTGATGAAGATTTCATCCTTGATGAATATATGGAGGCATGGTTATGACCTACACTGACATCACAAAACTTGAGAATTGCCCTGAATGTGGTGCTAATTGGGTTGAAAAACTCATTCCACAAGAATACTGGGAAAACTATTCTCCTCCCTATTTCTATAGTCGTGTGATAGGAGTTGAGTTGCTCCACGAAGACAGAATTGATCACTGGTTGTGTCCTGATTGTAACCACAAGTTTCCACGATGACTTACTCTAACCTCTCAAAGATTCGTCCCAAACTGCGTACAACTGGGCG